TTGTTCTTACCAGTTAAGAAGGCTTCATAAGAGTCTGCCTTCAGGTGTATGTAGACCAAATCTTCTAATGTCTCTACTAACCTGCTCTTTGCAAACTTCTCAGAATCCTCCTCACTAGCAAAACCAATTCCGTAAATTAAGTAATCAGCATCAATGAGTAGCTTCTTTGGTGCTTCGCTCATACAAAACACTCACAAGGTTTCTCAAAAAGATCGTCTTGATATTCGTTGATCTGGCGTTTAACCTTAGCAAAGAATGTCCGAGGATCTTCGTGTTCGTTACCTTCAATACCAAGTGCCTTCATCTTTTCAAACATAGGCTCAAGCTCCTCTAAGTAATCATCTTTCATGATCGAATATCCTATCTGTTCTTCTGCCTTTTTAGCTTTAGCCCAAATGTCAGGACGTTCACAAAAAACAATATACCAGTGCTGTTTTCCTGCTTTTAAACAACCCGTACAGTTGGCGTGTTTAAACTTACCATAAGTCAAAGGAGGCTCAATACCGATCTCTTTTGTACTTTGAATTGTTCTATCACTCCATAAAGCTAACGGATAGTCAGATTTGAAACCCATGTTAGCAAGGATACTCGACCTACGTTGAACGCGATGAATTTCATTACGATCAAACCCGTAGTACAGAATCGCCTGCTTATCTGAAAAATACTTATCAAGGTACTTCTCAAAAGGCTGTGTTTTAAGCCTATGTGTACAGAGGGCAGTTCCTTTCCCAACTTTGAAGGCAGCTGCATCAACTACAACATCAAACTGATCCTTTGTCTGCCACTCTGGATGATTCGCATACGTGATAGGAAGACCAAGATAGTCGGCAGCTTCTTGTTTAAATCGCTTAATGTCTTGGTTTTCTACATTTGGATGAATGTCGTGATTTAGAAGAATAGTGTTTTCTTTACCAAACTTTCGAACAACTTCAATAGCCACAAGCGCACTTGAATGGCCTCCAGAGTAACAGACAATATGTTTCATGCTATTCCTTAGAGAACGTCATCAGCCTCTTCTTCCTCACGTGGTTCCGGGTTATATTCCTTAAGCTCGGTCACAATCAGCTTCTTGATCGAAGGAGCAGCACCATACTTAGCAGACATCTTGTGACGATAACTAGACACCAGAGCAGTCACCTTAGTTCCGTTACCAATCTTAGCAATATCCACAGGCTTACCGTCTTCATCGACAGGCTCAAAGACATACAGGCTCTTGCCTACAATGTATTTACCCATCGTATCTTTCTCTTTGATCTGGATGCCAAGCTCCTTAAGGGCTTCAGCGGCTTTGTCTGAAAGATTACCGATCGTGCATTCATACTTCTTGTTGTCCTCGTTGAACTTAGTATTGTATTGGTTCATCCAGTTGCTCCAGAAGAGTTCACCACCGATCTTTACAGGTTTCATATCCATTTCATTTTCCTTTAAATTGTGCTGCAATGCAGCGGGTTGGTGCGAGTGGCGGGAATCGAACCCGCAAGCCTTACGGCGTTGGATTTTAAATCCAGTGTGTTTGCCTGTTTCACCACACTCGCTTTTTCTACTACACAATTATTGTAGCATGATCTTGTCTACTTTGTCAAGGTCTTCAGCGATATTTTCCAAATATTCTTGGATGCCTATCGCTACAGCCCACACAGTAAACAGATCAACTGTCTCTGTAGACTTGACTTCAAAACTATCCTCATACAAATTGATTACAATCTGTCCTGTGATAGCGTCAGCGTCAGTGTGTTTCTTTCCATGATTTGCCAATTTTGTACTCCCCGTCCAAAGGACATCGAAGGTTGAAATAAATCCCTGCATCTATGATGCTTTGACGGGCCGCTTTGCCTGCCTCTTCAGCTACCGAAGGAGGACACTCAAACTGAAATTCATCATGCACATTAGCGACTAGCTTTACAGGCCACTTATTAGCCTTGATCTTGTCGTAGAAGATACACAATGCTTTCTTCATTACGATAGCTCCTGCGCCTTGGAGGAGAGCGTTGAGTGCAGCGTGTATAGAGCGCACCCAGATACGTCTGCCGTCAAGTCCCGGTACCCATCCTTTTTCTGCTTGCCTAGAAACTCGTTCAAGCAACTTTGCCAAGGCTGGGGTTTGCTGAAGAAATTTTGATTTGAGCTTTGCTCCATCTTTGGCGGTTCCTCCAATGATGCTTCCAATTTTAGCATCGCCTGCTCCATATAGAAAAGCATAGATGAAAGTCTTTGCGTTGTCTCGACTAGCAAGGCCCGCTGCTCGTTGATTAACTGTATGGACATCTGTACCATCTTTAGAGCTTCCTTCAGTAACTGTTCTGACATATCCTTCATCCTTCATGTAGTGAGCAAGCATCCGAAGCTCCAGACCTGAAGCGTCACAGCCTACCAAGACATTACCATCTTCAACAGACCAGCACTCACGACACTCATGCCCATACACTGATCCTGCATTAGGGATCTGTGCCATGTTAGGGCTACTGTGTGTCATGCGGCCTGTCACTGCCCCGTTGGTAATAACTTTACCGTGAACCCTGCCGTCTTCCTTCACAGCCTCTAACCAGCTCTCTATCTGAGCTACACGCTTCTGGAGCATCAGATAATCAGCAATCAGTTTAGCCTCTGGAATGTCCAACTTAGCTAGCACAGATTCGTCAACAATCGGATGACCCGTAGGTGTAAACTGTTTAGGTTTCCACCCAAGCTCGATCAGCTTTTGTCCGATTTGTTGTCTGCTTCCGGGGTTGAAAGTAACCAGCAAGGGCTTGAGTTGCTTTCCTGTTTTTTCTGAGACTCGTGCAACCTCGTAGGGAGGCCATCTACTTTGCATCTGTTCATATATTCCTGCCATTTTTCCTTTGATGTCAATAAGAAGACAAGTGGCGTAAACGGTGTCCAATTTGAATCCATTGCGTTCCTGTTCTGCGATTATAGCCGCGACTTTGTGTTCCAATTCAACTGACTCTTTACTAAACTCTTTAGCATCCAATTCCATAGATAGATGATTGTAAAGCTTAGCACATACTTCAACGTCCCTAATGCAATAAGACTCCAGAAGATTATCAATAGGTTTATCGAAACATTCTCCATCGTATTCCTCTCGTCTGCCTTGGAGCCATTGCCATACGGACTTATAGTTAATCTTCCTGAAGCCTAGAGACTGTCCCCATGCCTCCAGAGAGTGTCCTTGTTCCCTGCTCGGATCGAGAAGCCTGCTTACGATAAGAGTGTCGAATACGTGCTTCAATCTGATCTTCGTCTTCCATGATCTGTTCAACACTGGAAAATCGAATCCGATTCCATTGTGAGCAATCAGGAGTGTAGCCATGCTTAGATAGTCGCTTAGGCCAGTTGCTTCTTTCCATGTTCTTACTTCACCTGTATCAATGTCTTTAGTGACTACCAGATGGATCTTCTTGTGTGATAGATCCGTTTCGATATCTAGAACTAACCTCATCTGTATCTCTCACTTTTGAATAATAAGGACATCCATCCATCTTCCTCGGGCTTTCAGCAAAATAGCTTTGTCGATACGGATTCGGCACTGCATTATACCTATAGCAAGAATGTCTTTCTGGACACGAGTTGTCCATACACATTGCAATGTCAGCCATCATTATACCTCATTTTAAATTTAAAAACAAACCGACTTGAGCAGCACTGTACCCCAACCAGATCATGCCGTTAGATAGATCTCCTTTGCTCCATTGTAGCACACCTACGACAAGATAGCCAAGGCCTGTAGCTCCTACGATCAAGTGTTCTACGGTCATTCTTCATAGTCCTCATAAGAAAGAAACTCTTCCTGACGGTCTTTGTCCATCTCAGCAAAGGTTTCAAAGTGATTTTCACCACAACAACCAAAACCATGCTGGACTTGACCGCAATAACAACAATAACGTGTGTTGTCTTGCATCAATTCTTCATACAGTTCTTGCTTAGTCATTACATTCATCCTCTTGATGTTGCTTCACAGGTTCCTCTTTAGGCCTAGGACGGAAAATCCTATCCCATCCTTCCTCGTAAGCCTTTTGGTCTTGTTGCTTACGTGGTGCATCGCCTTTACCAGCTTCTCTTACATCGTTTTTAATCATTTAGCACATCCAAAAATAGTTAGCTTGTTCCCACACAACTGTTTTAGCCAATAGAGTTTCTGCTTTTGTTTTAGCCTTTTCAAAAGCTTTATCTTGTGTGTCATTAACCCCAAATGGACGCATCTCTGGAATTTCTTTATAAGGAAAACCATCCACAGAAGACCAGCTAAAACTCCATAAGGGCTTAATTTGAACAGAGTAGACTTGTTCAATAGGTGAATGAACAATTCTTACTTTCTTAAAAAGATTACTCATAGTTGTTCCTCTTCCATTTCAATCATTCGTCCTGTTTCTTTAACGTACTGAAGGTCACAGGCTGGGCCAGTGTATCCATTGTACCGATTCTTTGCAACTGCCACTCGTGTGCGGTGACGCTCTGACTCATTCTCAGCCATGCTGTTCCGTTCAAGAGTAATGACTGCATCGCTGAGTTGTGCAATCGCTCCAGATCCTCTAAGCTGACTGAGCGATACAGCTTGTCCGTCTTCGTGTCCTGCATTTCCTTGTGGCCTCCGTAGGTGTGATACACAGATCAAGGTAACTTCCAGTTCCTGTACCAGTGTACGCAATTTCGTCATCATTGAGTCAATAGCTTTACGCTCATCACCATTATCCAGACCACTAACAACAATAGAAATGTGATCAAGAAAGATAACCTTGCAATCACACGCCTTAGCCATGTATCGTATGCGGTTAGATATGTTATCCACGTCAGAACTGCCAAAGTGGTCGAAAAGGTAAATACGATGAGTACCGAGAGTGTTATCAAAGGCATCTTTAAGCTCCTGTTCAGTTACTGGCGTATCGGGCAAATGCAACAGCTTATTAGCATGAAGAGACATGATACTCCTAGCAGTCTTCCTCGTGGATTCCTCCAAGAATAGACCACCAATGTTCCACTGTGTAGTCTTTAGCAGATGATACAGGATCTCCCGTAGAAATTGACTCTTACCCAACCCAGACCCTGCGGTGACCGTAATCAGTTCTGCCCGCCGCAGGCCATATAGCAGCTTGTTAAGCCCTTTCCAAGGATACTGCGCTTCCGCTACAGGCTCAGGCTTACAGATTTCCTCCCACAGGTCAGCAGCATTGACGATGCCGTCAGGAATGTACGTTTCAGCTTTCCACCATTCATTGACAAACTCCTTCGTAGCTCCTGCCTGCAAGTACTCACAAGCATCCTTGTAACCACTCTTGTGCTTGACAATCTTGGCTTTCTGACCAAACAGTTCAGCAACCTCTTTAGCTGCCTTCTGGCCGGGTTCGTCGGCATCGAAGCAAATGACGATGTTCTCGAAGCTATTGAGCCATTCGTACTGTGCTTTACAGTCCTTCAGGGCTGCTTGTGCTCCGTTGCGAATGCTGACCGAGGGCCATTGACTTCCAGTGAGCTGATAGCCTGCAAGAGCGTCGAGTTCTCCTTCGTAGATAGTGACGTACTTACCGCTTCCGTGGAACAGATGTTGACCAAAAAGTGTCGCTTCTGTAAAGCGTCCACCAATGCTAAAAGATTTGTCAGATACGTTTCGTACCTTAACAGCGACCACATTTGATCCTGCGTCAGTGTAAGGATAATAATGTTTTCCTTCATCTTGAGTAACTCCAAATTTCTCACAAGTTTGTTGAGTGATTCCACGATCAGGGATTGACTTTATTGTACCTTTTAGTTCCACAGGTGTCTTTCTAGGCGCTACAGCGTCCCTCATAACTGATCTTTCTTCGATTTGATGTTCAAACTCGGTTTTACCACAGACAAAGCAGTGAGTGTGCCCATCATCATAGAGCGAATTCCCGTCAGTGCTTCCACAGTGTTCGCAGGCAATATGACGCAGAAACTTAGAAGTCATGCGTTCCCCTTGCCGTCCGATACGGACATAATGCCGTGGGCGACCTCCACCCGTCGAACAAGCTGCACAAGATCGGCGTCCGTCAAACAAAAACCGTCTCCAGTTGGTTCGACGTAATCATCATCGCCTTCTTCGCCTCGTCCATTGATGAATAGGTTGATCTGCTCATCCGTCAGCGGCTTGCTTGGCTGTGCTTTGAGCGCGACCAGCTCTTTGGCAACTCTCATAAATTCAGCGGTCATGTCTTGCAGTTCTTTTTCAACTGACATGAACCTCTCCCATGAGACAGGCTCTTGCTGTGCTAATGTGGCTTCGCCACGGGGCTGCTCGGCCTTTTTGTCAATACTCTTGCTCATAGAATTGCCTTTCAAGGTCTTTCCAGTTGTCATAAATAGCGTGTTCAATCTTAACCCATTGCTCATCACTCAATAGGTCATTGATTCTAACCCAATAGGAGCCTCCAGAGGAGCCTACATTGTTCAGGAAGGCCAGCACCTGCATAGTTTCCCAATTAGGCCCAGAATCCTCATCTCGTCCAGTCCATTCAAACTCAACAGTAACAGGACAATTCTCAATGTTCAAGTCAACAGTAAAAGTCATTTCATTGCTACCTTAACAAGTGTCAAAAGACCAATTATAACAGACACAATCATTGTTCTTCATCCATGATGTTTTTAATCTCTATTTCTAGATCCTCATTCTTCAATACTTTGTCTATATCAATGAGTACTTTAGTGTAACCATATCGACGGATAAGACTACAAACATCAGACAAAACCCAGTAGTAGAACGCTTCCTCTTGGTCATATTCAGACATCATGTGCTCCAATCTAAGGATTTACCCTAATAGACAAAACAGACAAAATGTGATACCCTATCTTTAAAGGATACTTTACAGTACCTAAGACATTAACTTAAACAACATATAAGTAACATATTTATATATTAACTTATAATATTATTTACTTTTATGTCTTAGGTGTCTTCTTAGTCTTCTTCAGTGTCTCTAGAGTATTTATTATACTCCTGTTCTGTCAGTTCGTCAACTTCTTCGTGAATGTCCATGTCAGGAACAAGGTCTTTCCTAGCTTTCACTGGCAATGGTACATCGTGAGCAATGTCACTCAGACAATCCAAACAAGTGTCCAAGTACTCACCCGTAACAGCGTGTTTGAGGGTTGTCTCATAGTCGGTCAATCTTTTATTACAGCACGTACAACGAATTTTAGGTTCCTCACAGTCTTAAAATGCGCCCTTTCAGGCGTTTGGTGTCTTCCTGATATGTATTTTTTCTGAAAGCCTCTTAAACGCCCGATTTAGGGCCTTCCTGAGCCTTTTTACGTTCTTTCGGAACTGGCGATGGTAGGAAGAACTCCAAAACCATCCGAATCATTCGATCAACGCAGTGCTCAAGCATCTATCCAACCTCCGATGATGTAAAGAATCACCACAAAAGCCAGTAAACCAGTCAATTTAAGCTGTTCACGCATTGGACTTGCTCCTCAGTTTACTATGTGTAAACACTTCACTGCACCATTGTTGAAAGATTCTATCCTGACAGTGTTTGATGAATGCTTCACTGAGACACCATAGTTCTAGTGGCTTTCCATCATGTGAAATCTCTTGAATGACAATAAAAGGCGGTTCATCAATAGCATTGTATTCTACCAATTCACCTTCGACTGTCAATAGAATACCTAAGTATTCATCCTCAATGGTGTATACAGTTGCTTTCATTAGGTGACTCCAAAGTTAAAGGTGATCAGTTGGCAGAACATCCTATACTGTTCTAAATGTTCTTTGTTATCTTTGTGTGTCTTTTCGATAGCATCTGAAAACTCTTTTACAGTACCTGTAAAGCATCCACAATTAACACGTACCCCAATTTTAGAGTCTTTATGTGCAGTTGTGAATCGACCAGAAGATTTGGCAGGTCCTATTAGGAGGTAATCGCTCGTTTTTTCAATTAATGCGTTACCTGACACCCGTGCGTCACCATACACTTGTGCGTCACCAGACACCCAGGCGTTACCAGACACCCATGCATCACCTGACACCCATGCGTTACCTAACACCTGTGCGTCACCTGACACCCGTGCGTCACCTAACACCTGTGCGTTACCTAACACCTGTGCGTTACCTAACACCTGTGCGTTACCTAACACCCGTGCGTCACCTAACACCTGTGCGTTACCTAACACCTGTGCGTTACCCAACACCTGTGCGTCACCTAACACCCATGCGTTACCTGACACCCATGCGTCACCTGACACCCATGCGTTATCTAACACCCGTGCGTTACCTAACACCCGTGCGTCACCTAACACCTGTGCGTTACCTAACACCCGTGCGTCACCTAACACCCATGCGTTACCTGACACCCATGCGTCACCTAACACCCATGCGTTACCTGACACCCATGCGTCACCTGACACCTGTGCGTCACCTGACACCTGTGCGTCACCTGACACCCGTGCGTTACCTGACACTTGTGCGTTACCTGACACCTGTGCGCCATCAAAAATATGTTTATTTTTTACGTTGAATTTCATTTTAAACTCGCTTTCTTTGTTTAAATTAAAGCTTCCTTTGTATCAGGATCAGACATAACAGATTCATAGGCTGTCAATGGTCTAGGCTGTTTCATTGTCTCTAATGCGACACTATCTGGAGTTTGTTCTCCGTTGACGTACTTAAACGGCCAACCAGACAAGGCATCAGCGCATAACAGGGCCTCTTTCATGGTCTTGCCCGCTTGAGTGTTTAGATTGATCGTATCAATCCATAGTTGGTGATCTTTCATTTCACTTTCCTTAAGACAAACAGATTCAAACAATCGCCCTTGAGCCACAATCCTGTAAGCTCTCCTGTGTCAGGGTCAACCTCAGGTACATCAGGTGCATAGTTGTTGCACTCGATAAAGTATGTGCAGAGGCCTCTATCGTGACTGCTGAACGCCACAATGCCACTGGTGATGAATTGTACTTGGTACATCATGCCTCCACAATCATAAAAGACTCAGACGTGAGCGTCTTATCCATGAAATAACCTTTAAGACAGTATTCCACGGCTTTAACGTCAACCCAATGCTGTGCCCGTTCTAGGCTGTCACAAAGACAATGAACGGCTAATGGATTAGATTTTTCAACGATTTTATACATGGAAGCCCTTAGAAGCATTGATAGATCAGGGTTTCATCGTCGCCCAGCTCAATAACTTGGGTGTTGTCTTGCAGGTACTCCAAGACAATGCGGTATTCTTCCTCAGCATCGCCATCAGCATCGCTCAGGTCAATGCGGGAATCGTTGGCGATGTCTTTATAGGATGCTTCGGTAAAATCGCAGCAAATGGCGATTACGTCAAGCTCGAACGGCTCGCCAGTGCTATCGCTGTACTCTTCCAGGTACTCAAAAAGGCACTCAAGGCCGTGGTATGAGAATTGATCTTTACGTGAGGATTGTTTGAATGCGTCGATGAATGCTGATTTAGTCAGGGTTTGAACGATAGCCATGATTGATACCTTTAGAGGTTGATGCCTGAGACAGTCAGGCGGCTGAGTGCGTCACAGTACGTCACTGCATAGCATTCTAGCACAGACTAAAACGCTACACGGTGTCGCCTATGTTACACCCCTAGTCCTAGCAAGACACCCCAGAGGGCAAAGACAGCACAGCACACGACAGCATATGCCACATCCGGCCAATTGATTCGTTTCATGGTTTGCTCCTTTAAATGAAATGCTTCAAGACAAAGACAGCCAGCGGAATAGAACAGATGAAAGAATAGACAACCGATTCAAGATTTTTCATGGTGTTTCCTTTGGTCAGGTCATTGACTTATAAGCTGCCATTGCAGCACGCTTTCCGGATGAATAAGCAGTTGTCATAACTTCATCAGGATACTTATAAGAGACGCGGACATAGTAACCTGGTCTGACGTACAGATTGCGATCAAGACAGACCACAATCTCGATGTCGCCCTTGTCTGTTCGGTATGTTCTGTTGTTGCCTTGGCGGTGAATCAGCTTCATGGTTTGCTCCTGTTTGGTTGGTGACGGTGCCATTGTAGAGGCTTTGGAGGCCCCTACAATAGTCGCTTCGCTGGTGTTTACCCTTGCTTTGCGATGTTTTTTAGGTTAATTTGGCAGACGATACTTGCAACCGTCTGCGTTGATTTCACGATAAGAACCGAAGCCACATGACAGGTGTTCTTTCCCCTCGCCAGTCCAGTACTGCTCCTCCATCTTGACCCATTTCGTCCAGGCCTTGCCCGTGCCATTGAATTCATAAAAGCGACGGAACATAGCGCCATCCTCGCGCATAGCAGCTTCCGTAGGCGTGCCATTGGACAGATTGCCCACGAAGAGCCTTGAGACCTTTGCCATGTCAGAACCCTCCAGCCACCAGTCGGGGCGACATGCTCCGATACCCTGGGGCCGACAGGGACGCATTATGCTATAAAATCCTGACAGCTGTCTTACTAGGTTTGCTTTGTAGGTTTGCTTTGTAGGGTTCTACATCACCCCTCACACTGCCTACTTTTTAAGCACTAATCTGTCCCCAATTAAGTGTCGTTCAAGTGGCACTCTGACGACAATGTCAACGAAGTGTGGATAACCTGTGGATAACTTTAGAGGCATAGACTTGTAAGGATCTTGTAAGACATGGGGGGGAGGGGTGTTGCTGTTGTGTAACTTTTGCAGGAGCTACATAGGCACACAAAAAAGTAAAAATAGACCTAAAAAGTACTTGACAGATATCAAATATAAGTGTATGATATGTAAGGGAAATCTAGGAAGGAGCTGAGGAGGAATCCGAGCACCCTGAAAGGGGAACTATAGAGGTACCTTTAAAGTATAAAAAACGCACTGGCTAAGAAATTTTAAAAGAAATTGTAGAAAAGACTTGACATGAAGTAAAATACGTGCTAAGATATATGTATGTGTTGATTAAATGTAAAGACACATCAGGAACTCAAGATAAAGACTTCTGAGTTGCTAAGTAGCCTGACCCCACTACAAAGCATCTTAGACAGGATTACGTACACCTGTAAGGGAACTAAGACAAGTATTAACTTAAAGTATATATTTATCTTAGATTCCTGTACGTTAAAGAAATTCTATAGACTACACAGTCTCCTATGAAAGGATAAAGACTATGACTTCACCGATTAACAACATTCAAAGTTATGTACCTAAAGATGTTTCTGTCTTTAGTTATGCAGAACCTTATGGCCGTAGTCCTAATGCTTCTCCAAAGTATCAGGATCGTAAAGCCGCTCAAAAGGCATCTTTCTTGAAGAAAAAGGCTATTAAGGAAGCAATGGATAAAGGACATAAGCTTTGCACTGCTTGTAACGAAGAGAAGTCTTTGTCTGACTTTAATGTAGATAAGAAAACATTCACTGGCTACTCTACTTGGTGTAAGTCTTGTAAAAAGGAATACAACAAGAAGTACCTGAAAGGCTATAAAGATGACAAAGCCATCGGGGAATAAAAGAGGGAGGCCTCCTAAGTCTGACATAGCAGAGATTAAAGAATCTAGGTCTGTAGGTAGACCAAAGGGTGATGCTGCTATCATCAACGAATATAAGCTTAGGATGCTTAACTCTCCTAAGTCAGCTAAGGTCTTAGAAGCTATTTATGATGCTGCTCTGAATGATGAGCATAAGAACCAAGCTGCTGCGTGGAAACTTATTGTAGATCGTATTATTCCTGTCTCAGCGTTTGAGACTGCTAAGGCTGGTGGAGGTACACCTCAGATTAGTATCAACATAAGTTCAGTGGGCACGCCAACAGTACAGACTACGGACGATATTGTCGATGTTGACGTAACGGATGTAGATTCCCGGTAATTCGGGCTTGAGACACCCAGTGATGGGCTTTCGCCACGTTTACAGGTGCGTGGGTCTAGACACCTGTTTCTCTCGAAAGGAGATCACAAATGAAAAATAAACAGCAAGAATACAAACATCAGTGGTGTTTAAAGAATAAAGAAAAATCTTTACAAAGAGCAAAAGAACATTATCAAGTCTGTGCTATGCGAAACAAAGAATCAGATGTAGCATGGCATGTCGATCATGTTGTACCCTTACAAGGAAAAACAGTCTGTGGGTTGCATGTTCCTTGGAATTTAAAAGTCATACCTGCAAAGGACAATATGGCAAAAGGAAATAAATTCAATGGCTGAGCTAAACTTTCAACTTTTAAAATGGCAACGTGCTGTTTTTGAAGATACCCATAGATTTAAAGTTGTTGCTGCGGGACGACGTTGTGGTAAATCTAGACTTTCTGCTGTGACTTTATTAATTGAGGCATTAAATTGTCCAGAAGGATCGGCTGTTATGTATGTCGCTCCTACGCTTGGACAAGCCCGCACGATTATCTGGGACTTACTTCACGAACTAGGAAGACCGATTATTAAGTCTAGTCATATTAACAATCTTGAAATAAGTTTGATTAATGGACGAAAAATTCTAGTAAGAGGGGCAGATAATCCAGACTCGTTACGTGGTGTGTCTTTGACATATCTTGTTCTTGATGAGTGTGCTTTTATTAAAGAAGATGTTTGGCAAAAGATTCTTCGAGCAGCTTTGTCAGATAAAAAAGGTAGAGCTTTATTTATTTCGACTCCATCTGGAAGAAATTGGCTATATGAAATTTTTAAATTAGGCCAGACAGGGGAAGATCCTGAGTGGAAATCATGGCACTTTACCACGGCAGACAATGAGACGATTGATCCGAAGGAAATTGAAGCAGCTAAACGTACTTTAAGTTCCTTTGCATTCAAACAGGAATACTTGTCTAGCTTCGATACAGCAGGTGCCGACATCTTCAAAGCTGAGTGGATCAAGGAAGGTCCAGTGCCTGATGATGGTACTTATGTCATTGCTATCGACTTGGCAGGCTTTGAGAACATCTCTGATGGCTCGCAGAACAAGAAGAGACTAGACGAAACAGCTATGGCTGTGGTCAAGATCGGTAATGACAATAAATGGTACGTAGAAAAGATTGAGCATGGACGGTGGGACATTAAAGACACCTGCATGAGGATCTTGAAGAACATCAAGGAATATCAACCTACTCAGATCGGTATTGAGCGTGGAACAGCTATGAATGCTGTTATGGGTGTCTTACAGGACATGATGCGTCAATACAACACTTTTGCTCATATTCAAACCCTTACTCATGGCAACAAGAAGAAGACTGATCGTGTTGTCTGGGCTTTGCAAGGTAGGTTTGAACATGGTCATATCATTCTTAACGAAGATGAAGACTTTGAAGAGTTCAAAGATCAACTGATTATGTTCCCTACTAAGGGCGTACATGATGACTTGGTTGATGCTTTGGCTTATGTTGAACAATTAGCTATCTCAGCGTTCCTTCCTGACTATGAGGAAGAAGACTATGAGACTTATGATGTAATATCAGGATACTGACTATGGATTATTGCCCATTACCGTTACAAAATAATAAGCTTAATATCAAGAACCATATTAAGACTATCAAGGAACACGGTCTCGGGCCTGCTGATCCTAGACAGCCTAATACTGAATTCTGGAAAGATAAAGCTAAGAAGTGGGAAGTTACTGAAGGGGATGCTCGTGGTAGGCTTTGTGCCAACTGTGAACACTTCTTAGAAACTACTCAAGTAAAAGATTGCATTGATAATGGCCCTGCTAAGGACTTCAAGACATCTATGGTAGACCCCTCTATCGTAGATATTGAATCCAAGCCTGTAGCCTACTGTATGCTTTATGAGATCACTTGCAGCCCTACACGGACTTGTGATTCTCAAGAGCTTGGTGGCCCTATTGATGATGTCAAATATGAGGCTTTAAAGTTAGCTAAAAAGGCAGTTGATTCTGGCTTTGACTTTGAAGAATTCGATGATCCTTTTGAAGATTCAACAAAATAATGGATAACTTAGAACAAAACCAATTTGAAGAACCCACAGAGAAGGATCTTGAACTAGCTCAATGGGTTGTTTCACATACTGATCGTTGGCGTGATTACCGAGATCAGAACTATTTAGACAAATGGTTAGAGTATGAGCGTATCTTCCGTGGTCAATGGGCTGCTGAGGATCGTACACGAGAGTCTGAGCGTAGTCGTATCATCTCTCCTGCTACTCAACAAGCCATTGAAACCCGTCACGCCGAGATCATGGAAGCTATCTTTGGTCAGGGTGAGTGGTTTGACATTGAAGATGATATTCGCGATGTAAACGGTAATCCTCTGGATATTGAGATGTTAAAAGCTCAGTTGATGGAAGACTTTAACCGTGACAAAATCAAGAAAGCTGTCGATCAGATTGAACTGATGGCTGAGATCTACGGTACAGGTATCGGTGAGATTGTCGTCAAGGTCGAAAAAGAGTACGCACCAGCTACTCAGGCTATTCCGGGTGAGCAAGGAATTGCAGCTATCGGTGTTCAAGAGAAAGACCGTGTATCTGTTAAATTAGTTCCTGTCAACCCTAAGAACTTCCTGATTGACCCTAACGCTACGTCCTTAGATGATTCTATGGGCTGTGGTATTGAAAAGTTTGTGTCTGTCCACAAAGTCGTGGAAGGCATGGAAAAAGGTATCTATCGTAAGATTGATCTGGGCTTAGATGCTCCTGATGACGATTTAGAACCTACGGAAGAAGTACATACTTTCCAAGATGACCGTGTTCGTATGTTGACATACTACGGTCTGGTTCCTAAGGAATACTTGGAAGAGTTCTCTGGTGAGAAAGAAGTAGAATTATTCCCTGAAGATTCTGTTGCTGATGATTATGATGAATTAGTGGAAGCTATCATTGTGATCGTTAACGGCGATAAGATCATTAAAGCCGAGGCGAATCCTTACATGATGAAGGATCGACCTGTAATGGCTTATCAGGACGATACCGTCCCCGGTCGTTTCTGGGGTCGTGGTACGGCTGAAAAGGCCTACAATATGCAGAAAGCTATTGATGGTCAGCTTCGTGCTCACATGGATTCGGTTGCTTTGACAACGGCTCCCATGATTGCAATGGACGCTACTCGCTTACCTCGTGGTGCTAAGTTTGAGATCAAGCCCGGTAAAGCTTTCCTGACTAACGGCGATCCTAATCAGATCATGATGCCGTTTAAGTTCGGTGCTACGGATCAGACAAACATTCAGACTGCTCAGAACTTTGAGCGTTTACTGCTTCAGGCAACAGGTACAGTGGACTCGGCAGGTATGCCCTCCAATGTTCCTCGTGACGCTGGTGCAGGTGGTATGTCAATGGCTATGGCAGGTATCATCAAAAAGTACAAACGTACTCTGACGAACTTCCAAGAAGACTTCCTGATTCCGTTTATCAACAAAGCTGCTTGGCGTTATATGCAGTTTGACACTGAGCGTTACCCTTCTGTGGATGTTAAATTCATTCCTACAGCTACCTTGGGTATCTTGGCTCGTGAGTTTGAACAACAACAGTTTATTGCTTTGCTGCAGACATTAGGGCCGGACACTCCTGTGCTTCCGTTGATTCTTAAAGGTATCCTGCAGAACAGTTCTCTGACCAATCGTCAAGAATTGATCGCTACTCTGGAACAAATGAGTCAGCCGTCCCCTGAAGCTCAACAAGCTGCTCAGCAACAACAGGCTATGCAAATGGCTGCTGCTGAAGCTCAGATTCAAGAGACACAGGCTAAGGCTCAAAAAGCTCAAGCAGAAGCTCAAAAGGCTATGGTTGAGGCTCAGATTGCTCCTGAAGAAGCCCGTGCGCGTGTCATTGCTGCCTTGTCTAACAACCTTAATGAGAACAATGAGTCTGCTGACTTTGAACGTCGAGTTCGGTTAGCTGAAATCATGCTCAAAGAGAAGGACATTGACAGTAACGAGCGTATCGCTATGGCTCAGATGGCTAATCGAACACAAACACAGTAAGGAATACAAATGGCTACTAAGAAACCTAGCAAAAAACTGATGAAAGAGCTTGAAAAAGAATATCCGAAGGGCGTTATGCTTGAGGAAGCCAAGCCTAAAAAAGCAGTTCCGGCTAAGAAAACTAAAAAAGCTAAATAATTAAACACACAGAAAGGACTCCAATGGAACAATCCTTAGACAAATATTACAACGAACAATTTTCAATGATGGCTTCTGTAGGGTGGGGAGACCTTATGGAAGACTTCAAAAAGTTAAGAGATGAGTTGTTAGATATTCGCAACGTCAAAGACGCTCAACAAATGCACTTTCGTCAAGGACAAGTCGATATCTTAGACTTAATCTTAAATCGTCGTCAAGCTTGTGAAGAAGTATATGACCAACTTAAAGGAGAAACTTCATGAGAAGAATCTTTGAGTTTATGTGTACTGAAGACCATAAGTTTGAGGCACTAGTAGATGATAGCGTAAGGACTTATTCATGTCCGCACTGCAGTTCTAACGCTATCCGTATTGTTTCTGCTCCTCAGACAAAGTTAGAAGGCATCACAGGTGCTTTCCCTACTGCGTATGATGCGTGGGAACGAAAAAGGGCCGAGAAATTATCAGTTGAGAAAAAACTCAATGCTGAATAATCTCTTAGCATTTCATAGTCCTATAATCTCTAATAAAGAGACAGGAGAACAATTACATGGCACTTATTGATCTTGAATCGTTTGACAATAACGAAGAGCAAGCTAACCAAATTACCGAAGAAGACCAGACTCAGAAAATTACTGAACAACCTGATTCAACTAAAGTAGAAGATATCGTACCTGATAAATACAAGAACAAGTCTGTTGATGACATCATTAAGATGCACCAAGAAGCTGAAAAGTTGATTGGACGACAGGCACATGAAGTTAGTGAGGTACGTAAACTTGCTGATGAATTACTCAAACGGCAACTCGCACCGACAAAAGAGCCTGAAATTGAGCTGGATGCGCCCGAAGTTGATTTCTTTGAAAATCCTCAAGTAGCTATTAAGAAAGCTATTGAAACTGACCCTTCTGTTCAAGAAGCCAAACAAATGGCTATTGAGCTTAAGCGTATGAAGACAGCACAACAACTTGCTGCTAAACACCCTGACTTTGGACAGATTGCACAAGATGCAGGATTCCAAGACTGGATTAAAGGCAGTAAGGTACGTCTGAATTTATACGCTAAGGCTGATGCTGAGTTTGACTTTGAAGCAGCAGATGAACTTTTAAGCACTTATAAAGAACTTCGGCAGGTTAAGTCTTCTAAAGACTCTGCTGCTGTCCAAGAAGCTGGTAAACAACAGAAAGCACAAGCCATGAAGGCCGCTGGTGTTGATATTGGCGGTTCTGGAGAGAGTTCAAAGAAAGTTTATCGTCGTGCGGATTTAATCCGTCTTAAAATGACTGATCCTAACCGTTATGAAGCTCTTCAACCTGAAATTATGAGCGCATATGCGGAGGGTCGTGTTAAATGATTTATCCAATTTAGAAATTCATAGGAGTATAAAATGCCTTTAGGTACCGCTCAAGTCACTACCACCACCGCAGCAACCTTTATCCCTGAGGTATGGAGTGATGAAATTGTTGCAGCATACAAGAAGAACCTTGTTGCTGCCAACCTGTTCAAGAAAATGAACTTCAAGGGCAAGAAAGGTGACACCGTTCACATTCCTTCGCCCACCCGTGGCTCTGCTTCCGCTAAGACGGCTAACACTCAGGTCAACCTGATTGCTGCCACCGAAGGCGAAGTGGTTATCAACATTGACCAGCACTGGGAATACAGCCGCCTGATCGAAGACATCGTGGAAGCTCAAGCTCTGTCCTCGCTGCGCCAGTTCTACACTGATGACGCTGGCTACGCTCTGGCTCGTCAAGTGGACACCTCGCTGATCCGTCTGGGTCGCTCTGTGCAAGGTGGCTCTGGTACTGCTGCTTACTCTGGTGCTTTCTCTGGCGCTGACGGCACGACTGCCTATGTTGCTGGCTCTAACACTGGCGTGGCTGCTCTGACCGATGCTGCTATTCGTCGTTCTATCCAGCGTCTTGACGATGCTGACATTCCGATGGATGGTCGTTTCCTGATCGTTCCTCCGAGCACCCGTAACACTATGATGGGTATCGCCCGTTTCACCGAGCAAGCTTTTGTTGGTGAGCAAGGTGGCTCTAACACCATCCGTAACGGTGAAGTTGGTAACGTGTACGGCATCCCAGTGTTCGTGACCTCTAACGCTGATACGACCAGTGGTTCTACCGCTACCCGTATCTGTCTGCTTGGCCATAAGGACTTCGCAGTTCTGGTTGAGCAGATGGGCGTCCGTACCCAGACCCAGTACAAGCAGGAATACCTCGGTACCTTGTTTACCGCTGACGTTCTGTACGGTGTTGGCGAACTGCGTGATGGCGCTGCTGTTGCTCTTGCAGTTCCAGCCTAATTAGATAATCTGAGTAGGTAAACGGTTGACCCTTCCTTAACTGGAGGGGTCTTCCTTGTATCTACTCCAATCAAAGGAAAGATGTAAATGGCTAAATTTAAATGTATTACCTCTAATGAGGTTTATGAATTCACTGCTGAACACGATATTAAAGCAATGCGTTCCCATCCTGAATATGTTGAAGTAGTGAAAGACACTGAAGATAAAATGGAAGAACCTATTGCAGTTGTTAAGAAAGCAGGACGTCCTCCAAAAGCATCTGTTTCTAAGGAAATTGAGCAATGATTCCACGTACCTTCCCTAGTGTTTTAGAGGGAAATACCCGTAAAATGGTAGTGTATATCCTTCCTAGTGTTGTTGGTTTACAGGCTTGGAAGGATTATATCCCTGTTAAAGGTATTTCTGTTACCAATACAGCAGTAGAAAATACCTATGCAAATGATGGTTATCAAGTTGTAAAAACTCTCGGGAGTACGACAGGAACTCAAGCATGGGTTGATTATATCCCTGTGTATGAAGATGCTACACTGACAAAGCCTTGGTCTACAGACATTGGTGGTTATATTCCTGCAAGTGGACTGTCTTCATTGAACTTAGATTTTACTTTAGGTCGTCTTGATCCTCGCATCACGTTCAGCCGCACCAGCAACGCCACGTTGACGGGCAGTAATGGACTGGTCCAGTACGCACCGCACAACCTGCTGACTTATTCGGAGCAGGTAGACAACAGCGCTTGGACTAAAACAAACGCCACAGTAACGGCAAATGTTGTGGTCGCACCTGACGGCACGACTACGGCAGATAAGTTTGTTGAAAGCTCTGATGCAGTGGCAACCACACATACGGTAAGTGCAGCAACTTTTGATGCAACTACCGGGTTGACATACACATTCAGTTTTTATGCAAAAGCGGCTGAACGTAGTGTGTTGGTAATTTACGACGGTGCGTGGTCTGGTAATGAAATGGCAAGCTTCAACTTGTCATCTGGAACCGCGAATATTCTGGCTTCTTTCGGAAACAATTCCGCAGCAATAACATCTGTGGGTAATGGTTGGTATCGTTGCGTTTATACCGAAACCACAACTTCAACACTTCCCACTACAAGAGGTTTCAACCGTATCCGTTTGTCAAACGGAACAACAACATCTTACGTTGGTAATGGAACCTCTGGTGCGTACATCTGGGGCGCTCAACTCGAAATCGGCAGCACAGCCACGACCTACAACCCCACCACGGTCAAGAACCTGCTGGGCTACACGCAGGAGTTCGACAACGCTGCGTGGAATAAGACCAACAGCTTTGTGCAGACGAATTTGCTGACGTATTCGCAAGAGTTTGATAATTCTGCTTGGAGCAAGTCCAACTCAACAATTTCCGCAAACTCTTTTGCTTCCCCTGACGGAACAGTAACAGCAGATAAGTTGGTGGAGAACACCGTCAATTCAGACCACCGAATTAACGGAACAATCTCGGTCACTGTTGGGTTGACCTACACCACGTCCTTGTATCTCAAGGCAGGTGAGCGTACTCAGGTTGTGTTGTATTCCAACCTGCAAGGCGGCACAAAAAAAGCAAGGATTGATCTGTCAAACGGCACAGTGGTTTCTTCCACAATGCCTTCGGCTCCACTTGTGACAAGTGTGGGTAACGGATGGTATCGAGTTGCTTACACACAAACCGCAGACATCGCTTCCGCAATCTCAATTTATGTCGTTCTTGTGAATGATTCTGGACAAGAAGCGTACACCGGCGACGGCACCAGCGGCATCTTCATCTGGGGCGCACAACTCGTCCAAGGCTCCACCGCAGGCGACTACCAAGTCACGACCGCTGCTGCTGCCGCTGTGCAGTACGTTGGCCCATTCGGGTATCTGGGTGCTGAGAAGTTGGTGGAGGGGACGACGAACACTGCGCATCGCATTCTGAATAGCAGCGCAGTAGTTGTTTCGACGGTAGACCCGAGCGCATATACTGTGTATGCCAAAGCCGCAGAACGCACGTCTATGCGGCTCACTGACAACGACCTTCAAGGCGCTGATTTTGACCTTTTGACAGGTGTTGTCTCAAACATCAGCGCAGGAACAGTTGCCACAGCCACCAGCATTGGAAACGGTTGGTGGAGGTTGTTTATTTCTCGCACCAGTGGGACTGCAAACGGTCGCATTGTTGTCAGTTTGTTGAACAGTGGGGCTTCGACATACACCGGCAACGGTACCTCTGGCATCTACATCTTCGGTGCTCAGCTGTCTGACAGTGCAAGCCTTGACCCCTACGTCTACAACCCTGTTGCTGCACCGGCTGCTGCTGCGTATTACGGCCCACGGTTCGACTATGACCCGATCACTAAAGCACCCAAGGGCCTGCTGATCGAGGAGCAGAGGACGAACCTAGTGTTGAATAGTTCAATTTTGAATACTCAAATTGTGACTGTCACCGCAGCGGCCCACACGCTGAGTTTCTACGGCACAGGGACAATTGTGCTGTCGGGTGCGTACACAGGAACACTTGTGGGAACGGGAGATTACCCCACACGCACGACACTGACGTTCACCCCGATTGCTGGAGCACTGACCCTGACGGTGACAGGTTCCGTGACAATGGCTCAACTAGAAGCCGGTTCCTTCGCTACCAGCTACATCCCGACAGTGGCTTCTCAGGTGACTCGGGCGGCTGACAACGTGAGTATGCTGGGGTCGAACTTCTCGCAGTGGTACAACCAGAATGTGGGGACTTTGTTTGGACAGTTTGATTGTTTTGGATTTACGGCTGGATCAACAAGAATTTTCGGTGTGTCTGACGGAACAACCAGCAACAGGATTCGCGCTTTCATCAACGCTTCAACTCTGTTGCGTTCAACGGTAGTAACTGGAGGCGTTGAACAGGCCGTCTTGGATTCAGCAATAAATTCAGTGACAAGTGGAACGCATAAGTTGTCAATCGCTTATGCGGCTAATGACTTTGCTCAATCTGCTGATGCTGGAGCAATAGCGTCTGATACTTCTGGAACAGTTCCAGCGGTTAACCTTTTTGCTATTGGTCAGTTTGAGGGGTTGGGTGGTAATTACCTCAACGGTCACGTTCAGCGCATCGCCTACTACAACCGCCGTCTGAGCAACAGCGAACTGCAAAGCATCACTGCATAAGGAGCAAACATGGAAGAAATTATTGCTAATAACTCTGAAGTTGCTGTTCCTTATGGCGACCTGTACCTCAAGTTCACCAGCGAAGAGGAAGCCAACGCAGTGCTGGAGGGCTACCCCGGCTCCGTCGATGTGATCGGCGAGATTGAAGGAGCCACCGGCTGGCATGTCAACACCAGAGGCCAGATGCTGCTGGATTTAATGGCTTTTGCAGTTAACCCAGAGCCTACTACTCCTATGCGAGTGTGGGCTTAAATAGGAGAATATATTATGGCTACTAAAAAGAAACCTGTTTCTAAAGAAGAGAAAGTTATGAAAGAGTTCAAAGAAGGTACTCTTCATAGCGGTAAAGGTGGCCCTGTTGTTACTGACCGTAAACAAGCCATTGCTATTGCCCTTAGTGAAGCAGGCAAGACAAAACCTAAAAAGAAAAAGGCTAAGTAATCATGACTCGTCCAGTATCTGTAGGATTAAACCTTGTTGCAGGAGCTTTAACTACCGTCTACACAGTGCCTACAGGTTACTGGGTCAAGTGGAATCTGATGTACCTTTTTAATAACTCAGGTTCTACTAAAATCTGTGCAGCCTACTGGCATGATTCTAGCGCAGGTTCTAACATCTACGTTATGAATGGATCTGTTGCTAACGGAGACTTTGTTAGGCAAGATGGTGGTGCATACGTTGTCCTTGAAGAAGGCGATACAGTAATGATGCAGAGTGAAGCAGGTAGTTCTTTCAGCACTATCTGTACGTTTGAACTATACAAGAAAGAAGGAATCTAAGATGGCTTTGCCGACTTACTTAGAACTTGTTAATGATGTTCTTGTCCGTATGCGAGAACCTGAAGTAACTACTGTCCAAGAGAATACTTTATCCAAGCTTATCGGTAAACTGGTTAACGATTCCAAACGACAAGTAGAGGATTCTTTTAATTGGTCTGCCCTTGTTACAGATATTTCAGTTTCAACTGTAGATAACACCTCGACTTATTCTGTTACTGGATCAGGTAATCGCTTTAAAGTTAGTGAGGTTCACAATACTTCTAAATATATTGGACTGAATCCTGTATCTCTGGCAGTGTATAATCAATGGATTGGTTCTACAGCATCTCCTCAAAAGGGTGCTCCTACCTACTACTGCTTCAATGGTATTGACACCAGTGGCGATGCTAAGATCATGCTTTGGCCTGTTCCAGATGCTTCATACGCATTGAATGTTCAGTTATGGCTTCCTCAAAATAAACTTAGTTCAGATTCTGATACTATGAAAGTACCTTCAGAACCTGTTATCTTAGGAGCTTATGCTCGTGCATTAGTGGAGCGAGGTGAAGATGGTGGCTTGAATAGCTCTGAAGCTTATGCACTTTATAAATCTTCTTTAGCGGATCATATTGCACTGGAGGCTTCTCGCTTTGCGGAGGATGAGGCTTGGGAGGCTATTTAAATGAGTCAACAGATTCAAACATTTAGCATTACAGCTCCGGGATTTTATGGGTTGAATACTCAAGATAGTTCCTTAGACTTAGCCTCTGGCTTTGCTCTAGTGGCTAACAACTGTGTTATCGACAAATATGGCCGTGTAGGTGCTCGTAAAGGGTGGACTCCTAAACATTCTACATTAGCTGCTTTAGGTTCTTCTGATGTTAAGATGATCTCCCAAGTCTTAACTGATGCAGGGGTTCAATATACTGTAGCAGCAGGTAACAATAAACTGTTTAAACTTGTAGGTTCTACTTTAACTGAACTTACTTATGGCGGTGGAGGAGTAGCTCCCACTATTACAGACAGTAATTGGCAAGCAGCCTCCTTAAACAACGTATTGTATCTATTCCAATCTGGACATTCTCCTTTAGTGTTTGACCCTGCTGTAAGTACAACTACATATAAGAGGGTATCAGAAAAGACCGGCTATACAGGTTCTGTATTGTCTGGTGATTGTGTTCTATCCGCTTATGGTCGTTTATGGGTAGCTAACTCCACTGCAAACAAAGATACTGTTTACTTCTCTGACTTACTCGGGGGACATCTCTGGTCTGGAGGTACTTCAGGATATTTAGATATTGCACAGTACTGGCCTAACGGTTCAGACAACATTGTAGCTTTAGCTTCCCATAATAACTTCTTATTCATCTTTGGTAAGAATAATATCTTGGTGTACGCAGGAGCCAACGATCCTGCTACTATGCAACTTGCAGACAGTATTACAGGTATCGGGGGTATCGCAAGAGACTCTATCACTAATACAGGATCAGATGTTATATTTTTGTCTGATACAGGTGTTCGTAGCATCTTACGTACCATTCAAGAGAAATCAGCTCCTTTTAGGGACTTAAGTAAGAATGTGCGTGATGATTTTATGTCTGCCGTTCGCGGAGAAGACTTAGCTACAATCAAAGCAGTTTATAGTCCTATTGATTCGTTCTACCTAATTACTTTGCCAATTCTTAAAACTGTGTACTGCTTTGATTTAAAAGCCACGCTTCAGGATGGATCTGCACGAGTAACTACTTGGGATAGTATTGAACCTAAGAGCTTCTTTTACGATAACATCAATAAAGAATTATTGTTAGGTAAGGCAGGATATATCGCTAAATACTCAGGCTATTTAGACAACACATCTACATACCGATTCCAATACTTCACTAATCATACTGATTTAGGTGCTCCTTCAGTAACTTCTGTCTTGAAGAAACTGTCAGTGGTTGTTATCGGCGGCTCAGATCAGTATATGGTAATGAAGTGGGGCTATGACTTTACTGGAAATTATTACTCACAAACTGTAAAAATTCCTGCTCAGGGGGTTGACTATTACGGTGTTTCAGAGTATAATATTGCTGAGTATTCTGCGGGTACTTCATTACAGACTTTAGTGGCTTATCCAACAGGAGCTGGTAAGGTTATTCAGACAGGATATGAAGCAGACATTAATAGCGCTGCTTTGAGTATTCAAAAGATTGAGATTCAAACTAAGAATGGGAAGATTGTATAAGGAACTATCGTGACAGAATACGTAAAAAGCACTAACTTTGCCAGTAAAGATGCTCTGGCTACAGGCAATCCTTTAAAGATTGTCAAGGGCACTGAGATTGATACTGAATTTAATAACATTGCTACCGCTGTTGCTACCAAGGCTGATATTGTCAGTCCTACCTTCACAGGTACTCCTACTGCTCCTACGGCTAGTGCCGGGACTAATAGCACTCAACTAGCTACTACTGCTTTTGTCCAACAAGAACTAACAGCACACACTGTTAGTACAGATCAGATTGAAGACGGAGCTGTAACTACTGTAAAAATAGCTAACAGTAACGTAACGACTGCCAAGATTGCAGATAGCAATGTAACTACTGCTAAAATTGCAGATAGTAACGTTACAACTGTTAAGATTGCAGATTTAAATGTTACAGCAGCTAAGATTGCTAACGGTGGTGTTGGTACTACGCAGCTTGCAGATTCTGGTGTCACTCCTGCTAAACTTTCTCAGCCTTTTACACGAGGAACGGCAGTAGCCTCTACTAGCGGCACTTCTATTGAGTTTACTGGTATCCCTAGTTGGGCTCGTCGTATTACTGTCTGCTTGGATACTGTATCTGTCAATGCTAATACTGATCTTGTTTTACAGCTTGGTACTTCTAGTGCGTTTGAGAGTACAGGTTATGCATACGCAAATAACGGAAATAGCGGGACTGCTAATGCTACTTATTTTGGTCTAACAGTAAATAACGATTCTACCGCTAATAATACTGGTGTTTATACCATTGTAAACATTACAGGCAATACATGGATCATAACAGGAGCTATTGGGAACCCTTCTGTGCCTACTGTTTTTGTTTTGTCAGGTAAGAAATCCTTGTCTGCTGCCTTGACTAGGCTTCGTGTTACGACTGTTTCCGGTACGGCTGCTTTTGATAATGGTTCTATCAACATCTTCTACGAATAAACGAAGATGATAAATATTGACACAGTACACCACTTTTCCGACGGTTTATATGCCAATATTCAGCCGTACATCACGGTTTATATGTGGAAACGTACTGCATGGCCAAACATCCAGTAATTCAGACAGAACACTATGTTGTCTATGTTGAGCCTGTACAATCTTATTGGTTTATTCACATGGATGTATTCAAGTGGACTAAGACAATAAAACAACAGTTTCTGTCTGACTGGAATGATTGGACAGAACAACACAAAGATAAGGTGTTACTGGCAATGCCTTTTATTGATGATACAAAGATGGAAAAGTGGACTGCTATGACAGGCTTTAAATTGATTGAGCACCATAAATGTACTGATGGTGTTGTCCGTAAACTTTATAAATTAAGCTGCGATGCAGCGGAGGATAAGTAATGGGTAGCTTAGTTGGGGGTTTTTTAGGGACTGTTGGCGGCATCCTTGGTGGTAACTCTGCTGCCAAAGCTGCTCGGGCACAGGCTGAATCCTTACGTCAATCTGGTGAGCAAGCTTTTGATGCTGCTCGTTTTCGTCCTGTAGGTATTACTACTCGTTTCGGCTCTTCTCAGTTCACTATAGATCCTAAGACAGGTGCTTTAACCAGCGCAGGTTATACCGCTTCTCCTGAAGTGGCTGCTCTGCAGGATCGTTTGTTTGCTCAGATGGGTGGAGCTGGTTTAGGTATTTCTGAGCAGGCTTTAGGCGCACAGCAAGGGTTGTTTAACCTTGGTCAGCAGTATCTTGCAGAGTCTCCTGAAGCTGCTGCTCAGTCTTGGATGCAACGACAACAAGCTGCTTTAGCTCCTGCTCGTGAGCGTGCTCTGAATCAAGTTCGTCAAGGCTTGTTCAGTAAAGGCCGTAGTGGATTAGCTATCGGTCAAGGTGAAGGTATGCAAGCTGCTAATCCTGAAATGGCTGCTTACTACAACGCACTTGCTCAGCAGGATCTTAATTTGGCTGCACAAGCTCAAGAGCAAGGCCAACAACAGGCACGTTTTGGTGCAGGATTGTTAGGTACTGGTTTAGATCTGGCTACAGCTGGTTATCGTCCATTGACCACTCAGTTTGACATTGCTAAGGCTCTGGAAGCATCTGCTCAACAGCCTCTCACGTTAGGTCAAACCCTTGGTCAGACTGCTTCTCAGATCAATGCTAATGCTGCACAGCTTCGCCTGAATCCTCAGACACAAGCTGCAGGTGTTCAATACAAAGCTGATGCGTGGAATCCTTGGGCTGCTGCTTTCTCAGGCTTAGGCAATACGTTTGGTAGCATGTCTATGCCAACAGGAGGTAGTGGCTCCTTGTTTGGCATGGGAGGCTCTATCAGCACTCCGTTGACTTATGGTACAAACTTTGGTAGTCAACAGTCTAACATGCTTGCTGAACAAGACAAGTGGTTCCGTTAATAAGGAGTTAAAATAATGGCTACTGTAGCTGAAAGTTTATTTGGTGTGACTCCTGAGTCTTTACAACAGGAACGTCAGAATGCTCTGCTCAATCGTGGTATTCAGCTTGCTCAGTTAGATCCTTTCCAGCAAGCTTATGCTAATATCTATGCAGGCGCTGGTAACATTGGTCGAGGTGTTGGTGGCTTGTTAGGCGCTGAAGATCCTGAACTTCAACGTATTAAACAACGTCAGGGAATGCTCCAAGGTATTGACTTGACTAATGCTGATTCTCTTAAGCAAGGCATCCAAACTGCAATGCAGAACAAGGACTATGCCTTAGTAAGTGAGCTGACAGGTCGGTATCAGGCAGTTCTTAAAACTGCTCTTGAAGGACGTAAGACTGAATCTGAGATCCTAAAGAATCTCCGTGAAGGCCAGACAAACGAGATGAAAAATGCTCAATCCTACGCAGACAGTCTTGGTCTTGAGCGAGGTTCGCAAGAATGGGCTAAAGCATACAACACTAAGTTTACTGACTTAATTGCTAAGAATCCCTCTATTGATACTGTGGGTGTTGCCATGACCACTCGTGAACCTGTTTATATGGACCGTCTTACTAATGAGCAGTTCACCATTAAAGACGGTAAGCGCGTGGCATACAACGGCGGTATTGATCGTACAACATCTAAGACTAATGTTTCTGTTGATGCTAAAGGCGAAACTGAATTTGTTAAGAAACTTGGGGAACTTGATGCTAAGCGTGTAGATGCTGCATTTACCCTTCGTGATAATGCTACTTCTTCTCTTAATTCACTTAATAAGCTTGCTCAACTTCCTAGTCAAGATCTTATCACAGGCCAGTTTGCTACAGGCCGTGTCGGTGCTACTAACCTGTTAGTTACTCTTGGCTTAGCCTCTAAAGAGGATGCTAATCGTTTGGCAACAAGCCAACAATATCAGAAAGTGGCTGGGGATGTTATTCTTCAGACACTCGGTGGTAAGCTTGGCTCTGGTTTCTCTAACGCTGATCGAGACTTTATTGCAAGTCTTGTTCCTCAGTTGGAAACCAACCCGAATGCCCGTCGTGAATTGATTAAGTTCATGCAAAGCAAGAACAAAGAAATTATTGATGAAACCATCCGCTTAGAGAACTATGCACGAGAAAACAAAGGACTCAAAGGATTCGTTCCTAAGATTCCAGTTGCCGTGACTCCCTCAGGATCTAACCAGTACTCCAATCTTAGCGATGCGGAACTGGAAGCACGTATTAAAGCAGCTCAGGCTAATCAGAAAAAGTAAGGAAATACAATGGCTGATGATTTGGCAGCTCTCTTAGAAGAGAAACAACGTAGGGAAGGTCAGGTTACAGGAGGCTACCGTAGCGTCTTAGCTGAACCTGAAGACACGACTACCTTTGAAGAAACTAAAAGGGCTGTCACTTCCTTATTAAAAGGAGCGACAAAAGGAATTATTGATTTGGTCGGCGGATGGGGAAACGTATATGATGCCCTCAGTAAAAGTACGGAGCCTAATCCATTATCAAGCAGAGGAATTGTAAATACTATAGCTAAACTGGGCGGCCCTGATCTAATGAAGCTTGAGGGCTACAAAGGATTATATGATGTAGGTCAAGCAGGCGCTCCTGCGGCACTATTATCTGCCGTAGGTCTTCCCGGACTTTTTAGTAGAACTCCTACAGGTGTTTTAGGAGAGTTCGGAGTAGCTGGAACAACTGGATTAGCTGCTCAACAGTTCGCTCCTGAAAGTCCTTTAGCTCAGTTAGCAATGCAAGCTCTTCCTTATATGGGAAAAGGCGCTGTGATGACTGCCAGAGACGTTATTACTAAGCCTGTAGGCCAAGTTCCTACTAATCTGGAAGACCTTTTACGAGTTGGTCGGATGACTCCCGGAGAAGCAACAGGCAGTAGGGTTCAGTTAGCCACAGAAGCGCGTACTGAAGCTGCGCCTAGTATTGAAGCTAAAGGAACTCAGTTCAGGCAAGCACAGGCTCAAGATGTCGAGTCTTTCTTAGGTTCTGTCTTAGATCGAGCTTCTAAAACAGCAGTTACTCCAACTGAGGCAACTAATTCTGCTTTCGCTGCTTTTAATAATTACGGTAAATCCTTAACTTCTAAACTTCGTTCAGATGCGTCTAAAGATTTCGGAGCAGCAAAGGCGTCTGGAGGACGTGTAGACACCACTCCAGTTATCGCTGCCATCGCTGAACAACTTGCTAGTTTACCTCCTGAAGTTCCTGCTCTGGGGCCGATGCGTACAGCCCTCCAGAAAATTATGGATGAATATTCTATCCCAGCTCAAGAAGCAAAGATTATTCCTTCAACTATTTTAGGGCCTACAGGACAGCCAGCGGCTGTTTCTATAACTCCTGCTGTCCCTGCGGGATTAAAAGAGATTAGCATTGACCGACTTCAGAAAAATCTTTCTGCTTGGGGAGAAGCGGTTTACTCTGGAAAAGCTGACTTAGGAAAAGGAAATATCTTTGAAGGGGTTGCTCCGGGGCAAGTAAAAGGCGTGGCTTTAAGTGTTCTACGTGGTTTCAGAGAGGCTTTAGACCAAGCCTCAACTGAAGGGGTGGCAGGCGCTGATAAACTTATCAAAGCCCGTGATAACTTCAAAGCTAACTTAGCCCGAATTGAAGAATACGCTAATCGACCTTTAACTAAATACTTTGATGTTGAAACTGTCTCTGCACTGACTCCTGAAAAAGTCATGGAACGTATGGCTAAAGCTACTCCGACAGAAAGAGACTTTTTAGGTCAAGTGTTACAAAATAGTCCTGAAGGAACTATGGTCTGGGATACGGTTCGTAGGGATCAATTTATTAAATTATTTAATAAAGCATATGATGCTTCTGCCGGTAAAGCTTCCGATTCTCCTATTCTTTCTCTTCCTGTTCTGTTAAAAGAGCTGAATTCTAAGAAAGGCGATTTTTCTTTCTTGTTTCCTTCCGCTTCCGATAAGGCTGATGTTAATCTAGCTATTCAATATATGCAAAAAGTATTGAAAAGCGAATCAGCAGGAGGGGCTGGAGGTATCAAAGGAGGAGAAGTTTATTCAGTTACGCGAGGCGCTGGTGGATCTAGTCAACTAGGAAACGCTTTAAAAGAACTAACTGGCTTGGTAAAGGATGTGGTGGCTAATCCTAACGCTTTTGCTGATGTCATTTTTAACCCTGACACTGTTCTTTCTCTTAAAGAGGCTCAAAAAGCAAATACACCGACAAAGATCTTGAACGCTGTAAAAAATCTTGGAGAGTCCTCGTTTAAATTTGCCCCTCGTACAGCTCCAATGATGGGTTCTGCAGAACAGCCTACAGTAACTACGGAACAGCAAGCACAACAAGGTCAGGATGATCTTGCTGCTCTGTTAGCTGAACAGGCTCGTAGACAGCAAGGACAGTAATCATGTACTCCTTTGGAACTAAATCGAAAGAAAGGCTCCAAGGGGTACATCCTCAGTTAGTGAAGGTCATGGAAGAGGCTATTAAGTCTTCTCCATTGGACTTCTCTATTACTCAGGGATTACGTACTCTGGAGCAACAGAAAGCTTTATTCGAATCCGGTAAATCTCAGACAATGCGTAGCAGACACCTGACAGGCCATGCTGTAGATATTGCTGTATTAGTTGACGGTAAAGTTACTTGGGAACTTCCTAAGTATCGAATTGTAACTGATCATATCAAGTCTGTAGCAAAGAAGTTAGGTGTTCCAATTGAGTGCGGAATTGATTGGACTTCCTTTATTGATGGTCCTCACATTCAACTACCTTGGAGTACATATCCATGATCTTAGATGCATTACTTGGAATCGGTAGTAAGTTAATCGACAAGCTTATTCCTGATCCTGCTCAAAAGGCAGAGGCTCAGATCAAGTTGGCTGAGATGGCTCAGAATGGTGAGCTTGAGAAACTGGCTAAAGAGAATGAAGCGTACAAGACGGAGCAGGATAACGTTACAGGCCGTTGGAGTGCCGATATGACCTCTGATAGCTGGTTATCCAAGAATATCCGTCCTATGGCTCTTGTGGCTATCCTGACAGGCTATTTTGGCTTTGCACTCATGTCTGCATGGGACATTAACGTGAATAACGCTTATGTTGAACTGCTTGGACAGTGGGGTATGTTGGTTATGTCTGCCTACTTTGGAGGCCGGACTTTAGAGAAGATCATCGAACTAAAGAATAAGAAGTAATATGGACTCCAAAGAAGTATCACATAATGAAATCTATGAAAGACTGGTTAAAGTAGAAGAAAAGGTAGACAAGGTAGCTAAGGATACTGAAGGTATGGTTCATGCCTTTACAGCAGCCTCTGGTGCTTTTACAGTCCTTGAATGGATAGCTAAGTTAGCTAAGCCTATTCTGTGGACTGTTGGTTCCATAGCAGCTATCGTAGCTGTTCTACAAGATTATCGTAGTCACTAATAAGTAAGCCCCTTCAGAGTCTCCTCTGTCGGGGCTTTTTTGTTACTCTTTCACTTTACGTGGAGCTTTCTTCTTTGATTCCTTCAGCAGGTAGATTTGACGCTTGAGCATACGCTCTCGTGCCTCATCAGCATCAAACCACCACTCTCGTCCATTCTTAAGCTCTTCAAGCTCCTTAGGTGTCAGGAAGCCTGCATAGCAAATATCTAAGAGTTTGTTGATTTGCTTTGTTGCGAAGTCTGTTTGTCCTTTAACATTCGGGACAGTGCCGATGCTACCGTAATGAGCGGTATGGAGCATAAACTCTGCACTGTCAGCAATATAGCACTCAGGAGCCATACAAGCCAACATAGAAGCAGCACTGTAAGCTGACCCAATAACCGTAGCAGCCACATCTCCCCTACATCCTTTCATAGCCTCAATTATCTGCCAGATGGAGTCTGTACGGCCTCCATTGGAGTTAATCAAGAAGTTAACACTATCATTCTCGTTACAAGTAGCAAGACAATGAATGACATCTCGGTACATGGCAGGATCTCCAATGTCATCGTCAATGAAGATCAGATGAGCATTGAACTGCTGTTGGATAGAACGGATCAGGCCATTCTGTTGTTGTTGCTGACCCATCATCAGCATGATTTCATCCTCGTGGGCTTTACCCATGGTGTCCATCCTCATAGTGTGTCTTGGCAATAATGTAGTTCTTCACAAGTGAGCTACGGACAATATCTTCAATACCAAACTCAAAGCGAGAAAACTCTTTCATGTTGCCTGCAATGTCAAGGAACTTCAAGATACCTGACTTATCATCCTTCTTACGTAGGTCAGTCTGTCGATAGTCGCCACAAAAGACAATCTTGGACTTATCACCTACACGAGTGATGATGGTGTCAAGTTCTTCAAAGTTCATATTCTGCATCTCGTCTACGATGAGGACGCTATGCATGAAGGTAGTACCACGAATGAAACTTGTAGACACAAACTCAATGTGTCCTTGTTCCACCAAGCGATCCCAAGCATCTTTTCGCTTAAACAGGTCAGAGCAAATCTGTCTGTAAGGCTGGATATATACGTCCATCTTTTCATCTACATCTCCCGGTAGAAAGCCCATATCACGGCTCTGTACGCTGCTACGGATGATAGTCACCTTGTTAAAGGGATTGTTACGATCCATGACCTCTTCCAGAGCCTTATACAAGGCAATGTAAGTCTTACCTGTGCCTGCTACGCCATGCAATGCCATGAAGTAGTCACCACGTTGATAAGCCTCAAAGAACTCCATCTGTTTGTCTGTCTTAGGCTTGATAACTGCCATGTCATCCAGCTTCAACTTCAAACTGTTTGACTGCTTCTCTTTAGCAGTCTCTTTCTTGGCAGGAACCGTAGTCATTATTCTCCTTCGTAAAAGTTGTTTACTTCCATAGCTTCATCACTAATTTCTTTTCGAGTTACATGAAAACCGAAATCTTTTAGCAAGCTCAGCCAATAAGTAGAAGGAATGGAGTGGTCCTCCGCGTCTATTTCACCATTAATAAGAACAACTTCCCAATCACCTGATGGACAAGTAATATACTCAATAGTCATACTCATTTCATTCACCTTTGTCGTTATCAACTACATACGGCACAGTCCGTACTGTAGGAAACTTACTCATAAACTCTTCTCGTGTAATAGTCTCAACCCCGGAACGGAGTGAGGATTCTCGCTCATCCTTCGCTGCGATGATCTTGATCTCCTGAAAAGCCTCCCCCGACTTAACGAGGGAAGCCTTCAGAGTCACACAGGCAGGACAAGCATCCTTAGTGTAGACTGTTTTCATATTAACGAATGGGACAAGCGCCAGAAGCACATTCACTATCGTCCAGACCAATGTCGAGACTATCAATAGAAGTAATTAGACGGGTCTTAGCAACCAGTTCATCATACTGTTCTTTTGTAATCTCTTCCAGAGGAGCTTGTTTGAATCCATGCTCATTATGCAGCAGGAAAGACAGGCTCTTATGGTTGTTCTTGTAGTTTTTCTTAAGATACTTACGAATCTCAGGAAGCTCTTCTTTACGATAGTATACAGTACAGCTTACGCTATTGTCACTCCAGTTTTCCTGCAGCCACTTAACAGTCTCAAGCTGTTGGATAGCTGTCATATCTTTAGCCAGTACCGCATGGTCAGGATGTCGGAACGGGAAAGAAACAACAACAGTGCTGTGGTCTTCTGATCCGTCAAAGTTCTGCTGAAACTCCACAGGATAGCCATGATCTCGACAAGTCTGCACCAGAGGGTGGTTAGCAGAGATGCGAATACGACGAATCATGTAACGAGCATAAGCAGGGTGACATCCCGGAGTAACCCCCGGAAGCAACGACAGTGTGCCAGACGGCTTAACAGTTGTCAGCTTAACAGATGTCGGGAAACCATGTTCTTTTGAGTATTCCTTATCAAACTCACGCAGTTCCTTGTAAACATCTTTCAGCCAGCTTTCTTGTTCTTCCGTAGCTTGGAGGAAGCCCGTGACACCAATACCCATACGCATATTTTTATGAACGATCTCTTCAGTGATTTTGAGATGGAACGGAAGAGCAAGCGAGTGCTTGTTGACACGATAGAGAAGCTTGGCAACATCTAGCATTTCCTCTTTAGAAGTAATATTTGGCAGATAAATTTCTGCAAGGCAACAAGTTTCCCCATCCGCCAAGCTTTGTTCAGCGCAAGGATTGTAACCTTGGACATCGGGATCAGGGTATTCGGTCTCACCCAGCCGTCCAATCTTACGGGACAGTTTGAGGTTAATGAGCCCATAAGGTTCTCCTTTTCCTTCGTACCCATCCCAGAAGAACTCATGAAGGTCTCCAATGTCGTGACAAACAACGCTGTTGTTGGACATGGCCCGCCAGCTTGGAATATTACCCAAGTCCCATCGTTTAGCAAGCAGATATTCCACATCGTCAGGGTCTCCAATAGCAATCTGAGCACTACGACGAACATTACCGGCAACAACCACAGCACCAATGATGTTCATAATGTCCAGACAATCAATAGGCCGCAGCTTACGCCCAGCACGTTTTTCTAGGATCTCGCCAATCTTATTGATACCCCAAACAAGGTCTTCGGGTCCAGAAGCTGTGCCGCCAAAGCCTTTAATAGGAGCACCTTTAGATCGAATCAACTTCGTAGAATACGTAAAGGTCTGTTTACCGCTAGAATGGGCTAGAAACGCTGCTTTAAGCGTTTTACCAAGAAGGGCAACCCATCCTTCACGAGAATCAGGAACAATAAAATCAGCATCATCGGTGTCAGCACGAGTAGGACACTTAAAATCCACGTTGACTGGAGGAAGTTTTTCAACATTGGCCTTCTGAATATTGTAACCAACACCAGAGCCAAGCATCAATAGATCCATGGCCCACGTAAACGGCTCTACAGGAGAATTCACAACTTTAAATGCACAGTTTTGCAGACTAGCACCGCCGAGCTTACCTACTGTATCGGTTCCAAGCTGCCACAGGAAACGACCAGCAACCGTGCCTTTAAGTTCCATAAGATACTTCTTCAGGCGTTCTTGCTCATCTTCAGTAAAACCAACTTTCAGTTGACTATTAGAAGCCGTTACAACACGGTTAACAGTATCTTCAAATTCTTCTGTAGGGCTATTAGGGTCTGCTTCATTCAAACGACGAGCGTAAGTACGTTTGTACGTGATGTAGCCAACAGAGCTAAAAGGTGTTTCATATTTGTTTTCAGTCATTCAGCATCCTCTTTAGTTTATCTATATTTTCTTCAATTCTGTCCTCGAAGGCTTCGACGAGTTCATCACTATGGATGTCTAGTATCTCCATCAATGTGACCTCATCTAAGCCTACAAGACGCTCCTTTAATTCTTCGAGGGTGACTTCCATGTGTCAACCTCCCTCTGGAGATACCACAAAGCCTTCTCCAAGTCCTCCAGAGGCTTACCTTTGTGCATATGTCGCGCAATGTACTTAATAGTATTAGCAAGACGGAAGTTAAGTCCCCAGTCTTCAATGACATCAATCACTTCATACTTACCTGCTGTGTAGTGCTTCGGAGAATTAATGTTATCTGCTTTCAATTCTTTTTCCAATTCCTTAAACACAAAAGCATCCTCTTCATCCCATTCTTTAATTGTAATCGTATCCGGTTGATGGATATAAATGTTACGGTTCACGTACTTGTTATACCCTTCACAGACATTACAAGGATTGCGACTACGCTCATTTTGCATATAGAAGCAACTATTACACTTGTGTTCACTCATCATCGTTCAGCTTATCCAAAAGAGAAGTTTTAGTCTTCCTTGCCTTACGTTTCTTACGCTCAGCTTCGGCTTTTTTCATGGCCTCAATAGCGGCTTCTTTGTTTTCAAGAAGCAAGTTACCAAACTTCTCAAACTCAGTCAAGATTAGAGAAACTTTGTCGATAACTTTATCAATGTCCTTTACACTATAACAACTGAAATCAAGCGTTGATGCTTTATAGCAGTCAGAGATGACAACAGTGGCATCCCACCCACCATGATACCTCCACTCTGGGTTAAACTCAAAAGTAAACTCAATAGCGGCCATACCTTTATCTTTATTGAGAAACTTTCGTGAATAGTACGTCTTAGGTTTAGGTGTTACTTTGTTAGTTTGTTTCTTTGTTGCCATATTTCCTCTGTAGATATTCAATGCTCAAGAAAAGTTCATCAAAGTGGCCATCATTGACTTCATTCATGACCAACAGACCACGCCAGTGACGGTTAGACAACTGGTCCATATAAGATTCATCATGCAGATAGTAACTACCAGCAATGATTGCACAAATAGGCTTGCCATCAGCACGCTTACCGTAAGCGACTTGCTTTCCTTGTTGATGTCCAGCAACACAAGATTGATGTAGCTTGTTAATGATAGCACTAGCACTGCCTGCAGGTCTCCCCATTGCGCCCACAGGCCAATAGTGATTAAAACCCACGCCATTAATGAACACAGGATGAAGAAACTGATGTACTTCCCAATCTTTCTCATAGTCCAGATCCTTAGTAGAAATCAATCCCTCAAGCGTAGGATTATTGTTCACAGCCCTGTCAATACGATTCTCATGGTTTCCGAGAGTCAGTACCATTCGAGGCTTATAAACTTTCTCCTTGTTCTTCTTCTGACGACTCTGAAGGTCTCGCAGAGGCTTCAAGAGCATCTTCATGGCATCCTTAGCCACTTGAATGTCTGTCTTGTAACGCAAGCCTTCAAAGTATTTAGATCCTTTAACATCATGGCTAGACAGACTAGGCATATCTGCAAAGTCACCCAAGTTTACCACAACATCAGGACGATACTCACAGATAGCCTCTCCTGCCCATGTAAGGTGCTCCAGAGGAACACCATCCTTTACTTGGCAATCAGGAATTACTAGAATCCGCATCAACTACATCCTTTGCTGTAATTTCATAACCATAAACAGAGGACAAGAAACGGAAGAAATGTTCCGCTACATCTTTGTAATGAGTGTCGTCTGAAAGAGTAAGTTCAATTATAATTTGGCTATCACAAGAGTCATCTTTATGACCCAAGAAATATTTAACGCTCATCGCCAGATCCTTGAACAGTGTTGTTTTCTACTCGCTTAGCCAGCTTCTGAAGATTCTTAGATGCAATGTCAGCTAAGCTCCAACCCATCACAGTAGCCAGTCCCGCAAGCTGCCAGAACACATCCCCCATCTCCTTTTGAAGTCCTTCTTCATCCAGAGCACCGTCACGAATCCACTTAGCAAACTTACCAGATACTTCACCAGCTTCTGAGGCAAGGTTAGATACCATGTAAGCAGGATTCTTAGCAGTTTCCAAGGCAGTTTCCCATGCCTTCTTTTGATAATCTTCAATCAGCATTCGATTAATCCTCTATATTACTGAGGTCTTTGGCTAGTCGGCTGTGGAAAGAATCTTCGCCATCGTCCCCAGACACAAGCCAGTCAATTCGATGAGTATAGACCTGAGCAATCCGCAAAGCCTTCACCGCTTTCTTAAATTCTTCAACTGTCTCTGGTAAGTAATGAGCTCCTTTTGTATATCCCCACTCGTCTACCTCTTCAGAGTCATTGATTTCAATAAGTTGCTCAATCTCATCAGCAATATAGCCGATTTGATATTGTTTATAATCAAAATGTCCGCCACTCATTCTATTGCCCCTAAAATGTTTGGACAAAGTACAGACAGTACCGTCTTACAAGCTTCTGCAACATCTCGATGCTCCTTCTGTGTGCTCGGATCAGTACGTACTTCAATGTAGTGCAACCAGCTACGCAGAGTGCCATTCATGTACATACGACTCACTGCCATGCCTTCAGGAAGTAATGCTCTTGCTTGTTCCTTAGCCACTCCACGATTCAAAGCAGCACGATACATGAATTCAGCTTCTTGTTGTACTCGCAACTGAGCAGATCTCCACCAGTTATTCAACTCAGGATCAGCAGATACGAAGCTGTTCTGTCGATTCTTCTCATCCTGAACACGACAATCACGGAAAGAGAAGTCATTGACTACAGCGTAACGCTGAGAGAACTCCTGAAAGCTAAAGCTACGATGACGGAGGATCTGCCGTGCAATATCACGAGTAGTTTCAATCTCCATGCACACGTTAGCCATTTCAAACGGTGACCAATGCTTATGCTTCATCAAGTACTTTAGCAGCTTCGGAGCAGTGTCGTGGTTATGCTGATTCTCAGGATTACTCACACGGGCACAATAAGCTACTTTCTCTTCAATGTCAGGGGTAGCCCACACCAGATTAACTTTCATCCACTTCCTTTCCATTACAGGTTAATTTCTCACCTTCACGAAGACCTGCTTTCAAGGCTTCAAGAATACCATAGCAAAGCAGTTGTTCACGCTCCTGCTCTGTCAGGTCAAAGCTGTAGCAAGCACTACCGTCTTCATTTTCATGTAGAAGTTTAACTTCCATGTTAGTCCTCGCTTCGCTGCGGATCAGTATTCTCGTGTAACAACGTAACCTGCATGTCGCACCTCATCAAGAAAATGTTTAAAGTCTTCATAAACCATGAAGTAACGCAAGACTGTCAAGATAGCTGAAGAAGTCTCTACGTCATCCCAATCAAGACACAGAAGATAGTCTTCCTTCAGACGCTCTACCACAAGAGCTTCCATGATATCGTTCCAAGCATCTCGTACTGAGTCTTGCTCCAGCAACTTAAAAATACTATTCATTTATCCATTCCTCTGGGATAGTCTTATCCGCAAACTTAAAGCCATTCTTGATACACCACTGTGCATACGTTGTACGGCTTGTCTTACTGATCCGTGCATTAGAGTTGCTAAAGACAAATCTAATGTCCAGTGTTGGATTGTGCTTCTTAACAAGGATATGCTTCTGACGATCTGCCATCAAGAATCGGCCTTTAGTCTCTACAATGATCCCGTTAGAAAGCACAAAGTCGGGCGTATACACATGCTCAGAAGCTGGTTTGATGTATTTCAGCTTTACCTGCTCATAAGTATATTCTACACCTGCCTTGTCCAACTGCCCCGCAATGCGTTCTTCCAAACCACTGCGGAAGCCATACTTCTTTGCTACCTGTTTTGCGCTTAGCTTACGTTTGACGGTAGCCATAGCTCTCCTTCATATCGTCGCAACCAGAGCAGTTGCCCTTGTTCAGTGAGATATTCAATTCCATGTTCATTTTCCTTATAATGCTTCCAGACCGCTTGAAGTAGCTCCTCTTGCGTCTTAGCATTTTTAAGCGCTTTAGCCGCCTTGACAGGGCCAATGCCCTGCAAGCCGGGGATGTTGTCAACCCTGTCACCCGTGAGGAGTTGAGTAGCAAAATTCTTATACGCTTCAAACTCATCAATGTACTCCGTCTGTGCCTTCATAGGATTGTGATGCCATCCCGGTATCTGTCTTAGATCTTTATCTACACCTACAAGAAGGTACCGATCTGGCTCCTTAGTCATCCTGATAGCTACTTCATCATCAGCTTCTTGACCATCAACAATGACAGCACCTAAGCGGGTAATCATGCATTCACGCAAAGCATCGTAGTGTTTGGGCTTTTTAGCGTCCTTGCGATTACCTTTATATGGTACTGTCTTTGCAATCTCATAACGGTAGTTGTTCTTACCAGTTAAGAAGGCTTCATAAGAGTCTGCCTTCAGGTGTATGTAGACCAAATCTTCTAATGTCTCTACTAACCTGCTC